GGAGGCATCTACTGGCTCAGCCTCGGCCGACTTCGCATTTCCTTCTGCGTCAAGCGGAAGACCCGGATCACAGTCGCGGAGTATCTGGCAATCAGCAATAGTATGGAGGCGCAGTCGTGAAACGTACACATGAAGAACGCATAACCTACGGGCTATGCGGAACAAACTATGCCTTCCTTGCCCTATTCTGGGATAAGCGTGACTCGCTGCATGAAATCATTTGGCGAGTCCCAAACACAATCGTCTGGTGCTAATACATTGGAGCCATCGCCATGAATGAATCCATCTACCACGTCTACGCCAACTACTGCGGAGAACGCCGGCTCCTATTCGCAGGCTACGCCAGCCGCGTAGCTAAAAAGCTCCACGCCGGCAATCGCAAGGATTTGGCTGGACTGAAAACCGCAGCCAATATCTATCCTTTCGACTGCGCCAGAGACCGCTTTGGCAACGCCATGCCCTACACTCTCTGGTCAGGGCCAGTCACCATCGCAGAGTTCATCCCCACGACCGAAGTGGTCGAATATGAAGGAGAAGCAGCATGAAAGCCCACCATTACAACGACACCCATGCCCAAGCTCTGGCCTATGCCGAAGCTGATCGCTCCGATCCCTTCACCTATTCCCGGATCATGTCGCACATCGCCAATGGCGTTTGTGATGACAAGGATCGTGGCGAGGATGCTCGCTATAAGGCAGAGCGCGTAGTCGGCGCCAATGGCCGAGTTCACTTCACCAATATGCAGAGGCCCTGATCATGTTCATGCACAGCCCCAACAGACGAGCCCTATTCCTGATGGCATCCATGATTTCAGGAGCCACTATCGTTCCTATGGTTGGCGATCCTCAACCACACTATCGCCGACCAATACGAACTCATAAGCTCACTCCAATCCCCAAGCTTCATGGCGAACGCGAATGTTCTCGTCGTCGTAGGCAAATTGCTAACGGCCAACTCACAAAGGCCAACGGTCTAGCCTAAACCCTTCTTCCTCCGGGGAGTGGCGTCCCCGGATATAGAATGGTTAGAGGAGAGAAGCTATGACTAATATCCAAACTGCATATGCAATCCTTAATAAAATCGCTGGGCGCTCATCAGAAGCGGCAGCTTATAAATCATGGAGCCACGAATTTGCCCGCCAAGAAATTACAATAGCATGGGAAAATACCGAAGGTACATTCAACAAATCTCAGCCAAGGATAAGCCTCAAGAATTTAATGAAAGCTGGGCACAAGACCTTATTCAATCTCGGCTTCCGTAAATGGGATGAATCTGGGCTTTATCTCATTCCTTTATGGATAATCAACTATCTTCAGCCCACAAAGGTTTTATGTATAAATGGAAAAGAATATGATCTTTCTGAGGTCGATAACGATGTAAGAGCAGGCTGTATCGCTTATGGTCTAGTGAAGCATCAGGTCAAAACCAAGAAAATCGTCGGCCCGAAAAATCGGGCTTGACACCGTCGCCGCGGCCTGCTATAATGCTCAGCACGATGGGAGAAAAGCCAATCCCCTTGAGATTACCAGATAATAGAGAGTGGTGCGATCCTCTCTATTTGCAGGCAATCCCGCCTGACCCGGATTTCCAACATAGACTGACGATGGATAGGATGCCTGAGCATCCCGTGACCCTAGCAAACGATCAGTAGCTTGGCAATCCAAAACCCTAGATGGAGCAATCATGGCATCCATGAATATCAAAGTCACGAAAGCTGGTAAGAGTCTGGAAGTCGATCTACAGGAACTCCCCGACGAAGCTTACCAGTTCGTGCTCCAGAAGGGCCTTGAAGCCCTTCTCAATGCTCGTATGTCCAAAGTCCTCACCAAGGACCTTGAGGGAGAAAAGCTGGCCGAAGCGCAGGCTGCCGCCCTCAAGATCGCCGAGGAGAACTTGTCCAACCTCAAGGCTGGCAAGATCACCAAGGCCCGTGGTGGTGCCAAGGACGCCAACGGCAACAAGGTTGCGGCCAATGTCATGACCGAAGCCCGCCGTCTGGCGAAGGAAGTGGTGAAGAACGAAATCCGTGCGGCTGGCATGAAGATCAGCCACATCGAGGCTTCGGTCATCACCAAGGCTGCGAACGAACTGATCGCCGCCGATCCTTCCTTCATCGAGAACGCCAAGGCCAACATCGAGGCGCGCTCCGCCGTCAAGTCCGCGATCAACATCGCCGATCTTGTCCACGAGTCGCCGAAGTTGGTGGCAAAGGCCGAAGCGGCCAAGGCCGAACGCAAGACTCAGCTTTCTGCGAAGCAGGCCGGTAAGGCTGCGCCTCGCAAGAAGAAGAAGGCCCCGGAAGCGGAGACGGCGGCCCACTAATCTGGTTTGGGCAGGGGAACGAAGAAGCCACGGCTGATCTTCCCCAAGACCCTAGTTTGAGCAATGACGAGGATGGTCAGGATCGGTGCGACGAGCAATGACCCATAACGTCAGGATCAGCTAGCCAAACTCTCGGGATAGGACCAAGGCCCTATCCTTTGCATCCTAGATCGTGGTAGAGCGCAGAGCGCGCCAAAGACCACTATAAATGGAGAAAGCCAAATGTCTGACATGACTCAATCCTTTATTGAAATGGTTGAAGCCTTCAAGGCCAAGCCGGAACTCGAAGCCCGCATCAAGGAACTGTCCGAAGACAATTCTATGTGCTACAGCACCATTGAACAGCTTCGGTATACCCTTTGTGATCGAGACGCTACCATCGCCGATCTTCGTACCAAGCTCTCGGAGGTTACGAAGGAGCGCGACGACGCATCCTTTCGCAATCTCGAACTTGACGAGAAGCTTGCAGGAATTGAGAAGCTTCTCGGGGTGGCTGAGCGATTGGAGCAGGCGCGCCGGGATGAGCATAAGGCGACTGTTGACGCCATGACGCCGAAGCCGGAGCTGGTTGATTTGTCTAAGGCCCCGATTCCCAATGATCCTTGGTATGATCCTAGCAAGGATTTCTCTGGCCCCATTGACCCGATTGTTATAGAGCCGCAGGGTCAGAGTGATCTAAACCCTACGGTTTCTCTTTCGGAGACCGCAACCGATACTACGACCTCAAAGGATGGTCCCGAGACCCAGACTCAATCTGAGCCTAAGATCAATCCCTACACTGGCTTCCCCATCCACTACCCGGATGGCGAATACAAGGGCCAGCCCTACTACGATAAGCCCTCGTGGGTTTCTTGGGCGGCATGGGTCGATGCCGGTGGCGAAGCTGAGCCCTACATGAAGAACTTCGGTTAACATAAACCTTGGGGGTGGTGCGATCGCCCCCAATCTTATGTTAATGGAGGCTCAGATGAAAAATATCGAAGTAATCAAGCATCTATGCGAGATGCATTCCAAAGAAACTCTCCTATCCGCCGCGATCATCGCCGGATCAATGGAAGTTCATCTCGCTACAGGTCTTCCATCCAACCTTAAAATCGCCGCCCAAATTCAAAGTAGAATCTTCAAGCGCATTGAAGTTGTACTTGATTCACATGGTTTAGCCCTCGCTGACATTCACAAGAAAGCCTAACCCATGCCCGCCACATTCGCCCCGTCCGCAGCGCCCGCCAACGCTCTCCTAATCTGGACCGATGGCCGATCCATTTTCGTGGAACTCCCAACTCGCGAGAATCTCCCGCCTTGCATCATCACCTATCGCCTGTCCGAAGGTGGGCTCTCCAAGGCCCTATCCTTACTCGGCAAACACGCGGACGTTGCCGGAACCCCGACACTCTCCGTCCCTGCCCGTCGCCAGAAGGATTACGTTGGAACCGTGGCGCAACATGCGCTGGCCGAATCCATCCTGCGGAAGAAGGGGGTTATCAAATGACCGAATCCAACCTTCCTTCCCTCATCGCCCATGCCAATTCTCTTGGCTATCGCATCGGCAACGCTGCGCAATCCTCTCGCGGTTGGGAGCTAACTCTATGGTCCGGCCAAGTCGGATATTCCGACTACATCTGCACCCATGACCTTTCTCTTTCGCGCGCGATTGAACTAGCAATCGACGCTTTTGCCAATGGCCTTGGCAAATCCCTTGACGCAAACCTGCCAAAAGTTTCATCTTTCGAGCTAAACTCTATCCTCGCAAACCTGCGACCGAAAGTAAAAATAGAAAGGCGTTTCTAATGGCCGAGTTCATCCACCCTAATGAACTAGTAAACCTGCTTCGGCAAATCCGCAAAGACGCCGGTGTAACCCAAGAGGGCCTCGCCTCGGTCGCAGGATTCAGTCTGAACCAAATTTACAATTGGGAAAATGCCATCGCCAGTCCAACCCTTGACAACGCAATCCGTTGGGCCGCTGCTCTTGGCTACGAGTTCGACCTGCATCTAAAGGAACCTGCGAATGTCTAAGTATAGTACGATTGGGGGCCAAGTCACTCGCGGAGAAGCCTTCTCCAAACTCCTCCACCACCTAAACGAAGCCGCCGATCAGGCAGCAGTTCTCTCCCACCTTCACAACACCGAAACCTCCAAGATGGAAGAACTCACGGCCAAAGGCTGGCTGGCGGTGCATGAGATGCTGCTGCTGGTTCGAAACCAAATCACCAAGCTAGCGGCAAATAAGTTTCAATAGGAGAAAGCCAATGGTCGACGCGAAGACGATAGAGGAATTGCGGGCGCTGGCGACTGTTGTCTACCGCATGGAAGGGGAACTGGCGGAGGCAAGGGAAGATGTCCGTTCGCTGTGCCGCTTCATCCTGAATGAGTGGGGGCCTGACGGCGCACTGAAGGCGGCCACGTTCGCGCTTGAACAGCGCCAATCAGCGAAAGGAGGTGATGCCAATGCAGCCCCAGATCGGGACACCAATTCCAAGTCTGCTACCAGCCCCGGCGTAACAGCCGGGGCGAGCGCAGGATGGCAATCTATCGAGACTGCGCCGAGGGATGGGACGCGGTTCCTTACATGGGATTCATATTATGGAGTTCGCATGGGACGAGCGTTCATGCGCGCCGATCATGATGATTGGCTTTCGTATGTCGATAGCAATGGATCGTCACGTAAAGGCGGCATACGCGCGTCTCATTGGATGCCCCTCCCCGCCGCTCCCGTGGATGGAGGCGAGGATGCGTGATATTCAGAAACTCACCACTGCGGCACAGCAGCATATCCTTGAGCGCCTCAATCAACGGGACCGCGCCACCGCCTCCCAATCCGAAATTGATGCGCTTCGGGAGAGAATAGGGGTGTTGGAGAAGGCGTTGGAGCCGTTTGCCGAAGCCGCGACAAAAGGCGAAATCGGGGGCTATCCGCCGAATTATTTCGTGGGTGCAACCGAATTTGAGAACGCCCGCCGCGCCCGCTCCGCCTTGGAGGGCCGCGACAATGGGTGAGGGATGCAAAATGACTGACCTCTCCGACCTCATATCCCGTGTTCGAGCAGCGACAGGGCCGGATCGGGAGTTGGATGCAGAGATCATGTTCGATCTCTTCGCAACTCCTGTTGGGAGGAAATATGACGGCGGCCCGACGGGCTATCTGTGGCCCGAGGATAATCCATCATGGTCGTTCGGAATTCGATTTCCGGGTAAGGATCGAACGTGGTTCAAAGACGTGCGCAAGCGGATTGATGGCGAAACATTAGTCATCGAGCGTGACGGCGCAAATGTCTTGATGAATGCGTTGCGCATTCCAAAACTCACCGCGTCACTCGACGCCGCCATTGAGCTGTGCGAGCGCGTATTGCCGAACGCGCGGATCAAGTTCGATTTCGACGACAGTTATGCCCGCGCCGAAATCTGGCAGGGGCGCGGATATGCACGCGAGAAACTTCTCGCGCTGCACGAAGACCCGAATGGCGAAGCGGCCCTCGCCCTCACCCTCGCCGTCCTACTCGCAAAGCAGGAGATCGACGCCGTGGCGCTGGCAGAGCCCAATCAATAAATCCCATCCCCAATCAACTTTCCCTTTGACTTCCCCAACCCAATCTAGTATAATCAGGGACAATCAGAGGAACAACCAATGGGCACCCTAGTCATCCTCTCACCCGAAGACCCAGACTCCCCCTTCGGCGATCTATCTATGTTCGACGCCTGTGTCGATCCCCAGTATAACGGAGTATTCCCCGACGATCCCGGTTTGGGAATTGTTTCAGAAAGGAAAGCCAATGTCAGAGTTCCCGCCGACCCCAGAGCAACAGACAATCCTCGACGCGGTCAAGACCACAAAACAGAATTTAATGATTAGGGCTCGAGCCGGTTGCGGTAAAACCACAATGCTCGAACTTATCGACCACGCCGAGAAGGCCCAACCCTATCTCCTCATGTGCTTCAACAAAGCCATCGCCACCGAAGCCGAGAAGCGTATGCGATCCGCAACCACCGTTCGAACCTTCAATTCCCTCGGACACAAAATATGGGCAGCCGCCGTTGACCGTAAACTCTCCCTCAATCAAAAGAAAATCCTTGAAATCTTCCGAGCCATCGCCGACGAAACACCCCGTGGTGAGCGATCTTATCTTTGGTCTATGTATGATTCTGTGCTTGCTGCGACTTCAATCGCTCGCAATATCGGATACATACCCCCGGAACATTTCAAAGCGCCCAAATCCCTTTGTGATTTCCGAGCAGTCGAACGTCTCCTCGACGAAACTCTCCTCCCCGAAGCCGAGGCCCTAATCAACAAAATCCTGACTATCTCCATCCAACAAGCCTACAACGGGGTGATCGACTTCACTGATCAAGTCTATATGCCTGCCCTCTTCGGCGGGACCTACCCCTCATTCCCAGTGGTCCTTGTCGATGAATATCAAGACCTATCTCCTGTCAACCGTGCGATGGTCGGAAGGCTCTGCAAGCATTCTCGACAGATTGGTGTTGGAGACGAAGCACAAGCGATCTATGAGTTTAGAGGGGCTGACGTTCGAGCAATGCCGGATGCTATTGAACAATTTGGGATGTCCACTCTACCTTTATCAACATCCTTTCGTTGTCCTGACGCCATCACGGATAATGTACACTGGCATGTTCCCGACATACGAAGTGCTAAACGAGGCGGTGTTGTTGCCCGCGGGAATATTCAATCTATCGAAGACAACTCCGCAGTCATCTGCCGATACAACGCCCCACTAATCGCCTTGGCGATGGACCTGCTCAGCCAAGGCCACAAAGTGGACGTTGCTGGTGTCGATATTGGCGCTCGTGTCATCCGCCTCCTCACCAAACTCGGCGACGAATCCATGACCCAAGCCCAGACCCTCGACGCCATTGAACATTGGGAAGCTGAACGTGAATCCCTTGACAACAAATCTGCCTCAGATACCGCCGAGTGCATGCGAGTATTCGCTCGCCATGGACGGACCCTTGGCGGAGCCATTGCTTACGCCAAGCACATCTTCGAAGCCTCCGGCGGAACCATCCACTTCATGTCCGGACACCGCGCCAAGGGCTTGGAATTCCATACTTGCTATCACCTTAACAGTGGAAGCATTAAGCGCGGGGTTGGACAAGAATCTAACATAGCATATGTCGCGGATACTCGTGCGCAAGAGAAGCTGATCTACATCACAACTGAGGATCGCCGACATGGCTAAACAAATATCAGATAAATCTATCATCGGTAGATTCCTAAACTCCGTTTATCAGAGATCTGATGATGAATGTTGGCCTTGGTTAGGTGCAATAAATTCAAATGGATATGGTAATTTTATATGTGATGGTTCCACGCACAAAGCACATAGAATTTCATTTAGGATTTTTAGCGGAGAATTATCTACGGATGATGTAATTTTACATAAGTGTGATAATAGAGCTTGTGTTAATCCAAGACACCTAGTCAAAGGTACACAAGCTGAAAATATTAAAGATATGCTAAATAAAAACAGAGACAATTATAGTCATAAAGGTTCTTCAAATGGAAGATCAAAATTACATGAAGAAGACGTTAAGCAAATAAAACAAATGTTAATCTCACAGAAACTGCAAAGAGATATAGCAGATCAGTTTAATGTAAGTATATCAACTATATCACAGATCAATAGAGGTGTTATATGGAAGCATGTGGAGATTGAAAATGGCGTTGACTGACTCCATCGCCGCCTACGACGACTGCTTCCAAGCATTCGAACGCGCGGCCAAATCCAAAAAAGGCATCCGCATCCTCTTCGAGGACAAAAAGACCGCCAACTACTTCCGCCTGCGAATGAACTACGCCCGTGTTCTCCAGCGCCGCGAAGCCGTCCGCATGTACGATCGCACCGACCCGCGCTTCGGCAAATCTGAGTTCGACAAGTTTCGACTTAAGATCGTCGAGGCCGCAGAGCAAACCGGCGAATGGTGGGTCTACATCGACCCCTTTGGTATGGAGCGGGAAATTATGGAAGTTGAGGAACTCGAATGAGAGAAGAACTCATCCGCGAAATCCTCGACAAGGCCTTGGAGCAAGAACTGGGGATGGTCGTAACCTGCAACAACCTCCACCAAACAACCCTTAAATTCCATGCTGTAACCAAAGACAACCCAAAGTACGCAGAACTAATGATCTGCGCCGGATCAAAACCTGACATGATGCTTGTTGTGAAACGCACCGTCGAACTCGATGATGCAAGGGAGCCGACTGATGAATGAAATTTATAGGCTTTATAAAGCTGGAAATCCACAGCGTAGAATTGCCAGCGTCTTTAATATCAGTCAAGGTACAGTAAGCAATATAATCCACGGACACAGAGGATACGCAAATGTCCAACGATCTTGATGAATTGATGCGCCGCATCGAAGACATAAACGCCAAACCTGCGATCGACATAACCCCAGCGGATATCGACGATCTTATCAAATATCATCGCTATTCCCGCGCCAGAAAGGCCAAAGGTGAAAAGCCAGCCAAACCCCAATCTGTTGATATATCTCAAGTCATGATGAAGCTGACCAAGCCAAAGACTGAGGTCAAGATTACGAGGAGGTTTTGATGGCAGATCAAGAGCTTAATGAGAATCACCTTACAAAAGGTGATGATAGTCCATTCTTACCGGGAACCTACATACAATACGCATACGATAGCACTACGCTAGGTTTACTTAAGACTTGCCCGAGATTATACCAATACACCATGATCGACGGCTACGTCGCCAAGGGCGAATCCATCCATCTCCGCTTTGGCATCGAATACCACCAAGCCCTGCAAGACTACGATATCGCCCGTGCCGAAGGCATCGACCATGAAGACGCAATTCACTCTTCAATATCCGAGTTGGTTCGAAGGACGCATGATTGGAGTGTCGATGAGACAGTTAAACCGGGAAAGTATAAAAACCGCACGACTCTCGTTTCACTTGTTCTGGATTACCTTGACCATTACGTGGACGATCCTGCCGAAACCTACATCAAGTCCGACGGAAAGCCCGCGGTTGAGTTGAGCTTTCGGTTTGAGCTTGATTGGGGGCCGAATGGTTGGCATCATGGTGATACATACACTAATGCCGATCCCCAACCCTACCTCCTCTGCGGCCACATGGATCGCGTCGTGACCTTCAACGACCAGCTTTTCGTGATGGACCACAAGACCACCGTCACAACTCCGTCCCAATACTACTTCGACCAGTATGAACCCCACAACCAAATGACCCTCTACACCATCGCCGGGCAGGTTGTCCTCAACGCCCCAGTCAAAGGCGTGATCGTTCGTGCCGCCCAAATCCTTCTCGAAAAGGAACATCGCTTTGTCTCTGGCTTCACCCTCCGCACCCCGGATCAACTCGACGAATGGATGGAAGACCTTCGCCTGCATCTCGAGCGCGCCGAAGAGTACGCCACTCGTGGATATTGGCCGATGAACGATACCGCCTGTGACAAGTTTGGCGGGTGTAAATTCCGTGGGGTTTGCTCTAAGTCTCCATCCGTCCGCGAGATTTATCTCAAGTCCGACTTCGAACAACTTCCGAGGGAAGAGATATGGTCACCACTCAGGAGCCGTTAAGTGACGCTCGCATTCGAACTGGCCTCCTTCTCGGCCTCGAAATCGCCAGCCGAACTCTGTGGGACACCGCGGTCCGCATCAAAGACGACAAGGAACAAGGATTCTCCGAACGCATCGCGATCATCAAAGTCCTTCACCTAATTCATGATGAAATCAAAGTAGAAATGGAGAAGTTCAATGGCAACTCAAACCAAAGCACAAGAGTCGATGGAAACTCTCAAGAACGTCAACAAGCATCTAAGTGAGCTATTCAAGCAAATAGCTGCAAAGGACACTGCACTTAGTTCTGTATCAGATGATCTTCGCAGAATTGCTTCTAAAGTCGGCGATCTTCAAATTGAAGCTTGGGATGTGAATCAATACAAAGTTACATCCCTAAAAAGTCATCTCAATAAACTTGCAGACGTCCTTAACGGAGCCAAAAGCTAATGCCCTCCCTCTCAACCCACCAGTCGAACCAATTCACCAAACTCCTCCTCATCGGCGACGCCAAGTCCGGCAAGACCGGTTCGCTCGTCTCCCTCGTAAAAGCCGGATACAAGCTGCGAATCCTTGACTTCGACAACCTACTTGATATACTTAAGTTCAAGGTCATGGAAGAGTGTCCGGACAAGCTCGACAACGTGGAGTTCGTCACAGTCCGCGACAACTATAAAGCCGGAGCCTCTGGGAGCCAAATCGATGGAAAGCCAAAAGCATGGATCAGTGCGATTAAGTTGCTCGATAATTGGAAGTACGACGACATTGATCTTGGAAGACCCGCAGACTGGGGACCAGATTGTATCCTTATCGTTGACAGTCTTTCCCGCCTGTGCGACGCTGCTTACGATTTCCATGAATCCATCATACCACGAGGAAAATCTGGAGATTATGATGGGCGCGCAGTTTACGGAAACGCTCAGGACGATGTTGAAAAAGTCTTGGCCATGCTCACCAGCCGCGGCTTCGCCACCAACCTCATCGTGATCGCCCACGGCACTTACATGGACCTGCCCGACGGTACAACCAAAATCTTCCCGCAGGGTGTCGGCCAGAAGCTATCTCCCAAGATTCCTCAGTATTTCCCATCCTATATCCGCTATAAAAACAAAGGCGGCAAACGCACCATCCAAACCACTTCCGACGCCTTGATCGATCTTGCCAATCCCAGACCCGATAAAGTCGACAAGGAACTTCCTATCGAAACTGGGTTGGGGACCTTCTTCTCGGCGTTGCGTGACGCGCCTGTGGAGAAACCTAAATCTGTCACGTTAGTTAGGAAATAAGCCAATGAAGGTATCAATTCAAGACTTGATATCTATCCGAGTTGCCTTGGATAGTATCCAGAAGCCGGAGTATACACTCCAAAGTACAATTAACAACCTTGATGGAGTTATAAATATATGGTCTAAAAATCTCGAATTGGAGCCGGACCCACTCCCGGTTGCTTCTGCACCCAACACCACCGACGACATTCCCTTCTAAGGAACCTATCTATGAACGACAAGCCCAACTTTGCTTCAATATTGGATGAGGCTCCCACCGAAATCGATCGGCCAAAGCCCATTCCCACCGGCACCTATCTTTGCCGAGTTCAGGGCACCCCGACCTACGACAAGTCCAGCAAGAAAGGAACCCCGTTCGTCCAGTTCACCCTTAAGCCAATCTCCGCCGAGGATGACGTCGATGAGGACGACCTCGCCGAGATGGGCGGGCTCGACAACAAGACCCTGCGCCTGACCTTCTACCTCACCGAAGATGCCGTCTATCGGCTGGACGAGTTCCACGAACACTGTGGCATCGATCTGTCCGAAGAATCCTCGCGCCGCAGCCGCAATGACGAAGTTGTCAACGCGGAAGTTCGGGCGCTGGTCAAGCATCGGCCGTCGGAGGATGGCCAGACTGTTTACGCGGAAATCTTGCGCACACTTAAGGCCTAAAGCCAATCTGGGTGGGGGAGAAATTCCCCACCCAACCTTATGGAGAAAGCCATGAAGCCAATAATGTTGGTTGGAGAGGCAAGGGGCGAAGTCGAAGCCCGAATGAATAGCAGCTTTGTTGGCCCATCCGGCGCCGAACTCCTGAGGATGCTCAATGAATCCGGCATCATTTCCTTCACCTTCGCTGATCGTGATTACCTCCACAAATACTACGCCCAATCTGACCCGAGTTGTATCGAGGCTATATGGGGATTGCATCCTGAGGTTGTTCGTACCAACGTGTTTCAAATCCATCCTCCCAAGAATGACCTCGAATACTTCTGCGGGCCCAAGGCCGAAGGCATCCCCGGATACCCCGTCCTCATAAAATCCAAATATGTCCGCGAGGAGTTCGCCAATGAACTGGACCGGTTGGCTGATGAGATTATCAACCTTGACCCTAATCTTATCATCTGCCTCGGTAACTGTAGCCTTTGGGCTTTGGCTGGCCGGACGGGTATCACTAAGCTGCGTGGCACTACTCTTCTCTCTACTCACACTGCTGCTGATTTTAAGCTTCTTCCTACTTATCATCCTTCCGCAATCCTCCGACAATGGGACAACCGACCGACAGTAATCGCCGACTTGATGAAAGCCAAACGCGAATCCGCTTACCCCGAAATCAGAAGGCCACCCCGTGAAATCTGGATCGAACCCACCCTCGACGATATCCGAACTTTCATCCGTGATTACGTCAACGAATGTAAACTTCTTTCTGTCGACATTGAGACAAGCGGACAGAGAGTTACTTGCATTGGTTT